TGGTTGGAACGCGAGCGACGATACTGACTGCGTGCCGCCATTTCCAGTAAATGCAACAGCATCAAAGTTTTGCTTGGCCGTAAGGTTTGAAACCGTACCAACACTCAAATTGTTGGGCGTCCAGTTGTTACTATTTCCGGAAGTATCTTTCCCTAGAGTTGTTGCAGTTGCGCCACTATTGTCTGCAAATTGCAGCCTGAATCCATTCGTTCCAAATGACAAACTAGACGTGTCACGAGCTTGCCACACTCCGTTATCGTCAAACGCCCCAAATGACAGGGGGTCAAGCGCAGAGCCGTCAACCAGAATGCACTCGGCTAGGTAAGCATCAAGCGCACCACCAGCACCTCCTTGGGCTGATGTTCTATACCCAATCGTATGGATATTCGTTGTATTCATCGACGTATTTGCATTTTGCAACGGATCAGACGAGGCATTAAAAGCTGTTATTTCAACTCCATTGACATACAAACGCATACGCTCACCTGCCGTGCTGGCGGGCGTATTGCACATTGCCACTACATGCAACCATGCCGAATTGTCACGGAAAACAGCACTTGTTTGTCGGCTACCAATTGAATTGCCAGTGTCTGCAATGTCAAAAATAAATCTGTCTTGGTAGAAATATAAATGACACGATTCTGACTGACCAAAAATTCTGTAAAAATTATTTCCTGAATCGTTTTTTACTTTTTTTATCCACGCAGAAAACGTAAACGTCTTGCGATTACCTGCAGAACTTGGAGTTCGGTTGAGGTAACTTGTTGCCGAGCTGTCAAATCTAAGCGACCTCGAAATCTCGAAAGGACCAGCCGCCCCAACAGCAGACGCCAGCAGCGGCGAAGAAAGATTGCCAGGAACAGTCATTAAGAAGCCGCCTTAACGTCGAGGTGTGCAGTAATCATAATTTTCTCGTCTGACATCACCGCATAAGCCAAGATTGTCACCGCGCTTGCTGTAGCTGTAACGGTCGGGACCGTACCACCAACAAAGCGATAGTTACTTCCATAGCTCAAAGTTCTGCCGCCAGTCGAATCCTGCCGGACTTCAATAAATCCTGTCTGGCCTTCAACCACATTTGTTGGGTTGCCAAGTGCTCTGTTTCCCCCGAGAACCACCAAACTGTTGTTGTTGTCATCCATATCAACAGCAATCGTCGACGCATCCGTCAACGTCGTGATCGCGCCACGAACACCGCCAGTAACAACCTGACCATTTGTTGTCTCAGTCGTCAGCAGATAGCTGGCAAAACCAAGGTTCCCGCTTGCGTCAGTCTTTAATGCTTGATTCGCCGTGCCATCAGCAGTCGGCAACGTAAACGTGACATTACTGGCAACAGTTGCTGCCGCCTGAAGCGCCACATAATGGCTGCTATCAGCATCAGCAAACCGCACATCAGATTGCGCGTTCAGCGTGATGTCACCCGTGAACGTTGCACCAGACGCTCCAACCAAACCAAGGTTGGTTGATGCTGTCCCAAGCGTAATAAATCCATCATTCGCCGCGTTCCTGATCTTTAACGTCGCTGGCGTCGTACTGGTGTCCAGGAAAAGCATGTGAGCGGCTGTGCCGCCTGGTGCTGTCGAACCGCTATTGAGCGTTTGAACCGCTGCCAGAATCGTGTTCAGCTCGGTGCGAAAGTTTGCGCCTGACTGGTTAGCAAGTGAATAATCAGTTGCCTGTGCCATTAGGTGATCTCCTTACCGTGACCCACGGCCTGATAATCGATGGTCCTATTCACAATTGTACCTCCGGAATTTTTCGTGGCGATAGTGAAGCCAGTTCGGCTGACGCTAGTCAACTCAAAAAAGTCACCCGTTGCCATGTCAGTTGCCGTTACGGTCACGCTTGGCACGCTGTAGAAAGCAGACGGGAATGTAATCACCTTGGCACTTGTCGTGGTGCTGATGTTGCGTTGCTGCTCAGTTCGACGTTGCAGGCTGACCGTTACGCCAAGGCTTTCAACAACTGGATCCTGCGAGTCGTTTTCAGTCTCCATCTCCACCTTGAATTGAAAACCGCGCCCACGCTTGGTTGAGTTAGCAAATGGCTCCCATGTGCCAAACGTTGGTGAGCTACTTGGGTTGTCGTTTGTAGACCGCACATAAAGCTCAGCATTTGCAGCCGACAAGTCATCAGCGTCAATGTCGTCCCAAGTGTCAATATTGTCGTTTCGTGAATCCCAAAAGTCATCAGGGTTGATCGTGCGAATTTTTAGATTTGACAAAAGTTCAACGTCGTATTTGGCGCCTAAATCAAGAGTGTTGGCAAAGGTGTAGCTGCCAACCGAGACAAGGTTGCCAAAGAAATCGATGTTGGTAACGCTGTCAAAATCAACAATGTCATCAATCAAGCCATCAGCCTGGAGCGTGATGCCGCCTTCAGTGACACTGTTAAACGCTTGCGAGAACGTACCAGGGAAACTTGGGCTTTCTGTGTAGGTCTGCACTACCTCAAGGTCCTGCGGTTCAGGTAGTTCAACCAGCACGCTTGGGATGCCTGCCAATAACGCATAATTCCCGGCAGAATCTTTGGCGCGAACTAAATAATGCCCATCTTTCAAAGGCACAATTTTTCGTGTCGTGCTGCCGTTTACAGCAGGGACAATCTTCTCGCTTTCAGCCCACTTAATTTCGCCTGTCGTTCGAGGGTTATGGCGGATCTCAACAGTGCCGCCAATCTTGACATCTAGGCTGGCTGCAACAGGCCAGTGCAGCTCTGCAGTGTGCTGATCAATTGGCGTGATGTTTAGGCTTGCAATGTTTTCAGGCGGACTGCTTTTGCCAACAGTGTTAATCGTTGCAGTGGTTGTGGCCGAGCGACGTTTGCCGGTTTGCGCTACGTCAAGCCCATAGCCAATTGCTGTAACTGAAACGGTGTACGTTCCAACTTGACTATCTAAGATTTGATGCCCAGTGTTAGTGACAATATGACGTTCTGCGTTGTCACTATCCAGGAAATATTTAACCTCATATTCATTGGCCCGTGCTGACTGTTGCCAATTAACATTTACACGTTGTAGAACTTTATCGCCTTCCTCGTATAGAACTTCGCTAAGCGTTAGGTTAGTGACTGCATCTGGTTTCTCGGCAATTTGCGTTATATCTCGTGGCGTAAATGTATGCCCCTCCTCAACCACTGCATACTTTTCGCGCTCATGAGCTAACGCTGTAATCGAATAGGTCGATTCATTTTCTTCAACAGTAACAACGCGGAACAGTTGAAGCGTTAAATCTGTATACCCAATAGCAAAAACAGAACCGGTGATAGGTGCGCTGTTAAGGGTTGCCCCAGGAGTAATGGTGTTGCCTGAAATGGTTGAGCCGTTAACTACTTGAACTTCGTAAATTAAAGCGCCTGTTCTGGGGTCAAGCTTGGCGTTTCCAATTTTGTCTCGGCCCTGAGTAATTACATTAAGCGTAAATGTGCTTGGTGTTTGCTGACCAAACATGTCAACATCACTTCGATCAATCTTGACTGAGGTGGTCGTAGACCCATCAATAACTCGACCGCTAACAGTTTTACCAGCACGAACAGGATCAGCAACTTTAATAAAATCACCAGGGCGGACAATGATGCCCGCAGCCATGTCAGTCTCAAATGAGCAAACCTCACTCTCGTTGTGTGTTGTATAAAGCAACCACAACCCAAGACGGCGTGCCTGGCCTCTACTTGTGCAAGCAAAAGCCGTAACACTGTGCTTGTTATATCCGTATTTTTGGAGCGGTTTAAACGACGTTGAGCTTAGTTCAACAAGCTCTTGAGCATAGTCACGCAAATCGTTGTCAAAATATTTAACAGCCACACAAGTTGGTCTATTTTTAAGGCTTGAGCCTGAATAACTAAACCCGGCATTTGTAACGTTAGTTTGATTAAATTGATAAGCAAAATCTTCGGGGCGATCTTGTGCAATCGTCAACCCGTCTGACTCCCAGTAAGACATTGCTCTAAATACAGAGCACATCTCTTGAATCAATTTGTATGCATCTTCTTGCGTCTGTAAAAGCACGTTGCAGCTAAACCGCGGCTCTGTGCCACCCTTGCCATCAACCACAAGCTCACCACAGTATGCGCTGGCCTGCTGAAAACTATAAACATCTAAATTTCTAGGAATATTAGTAGAACCAAAAAAACCTCCAGCTTGATCTAATTTAAATTCTGTAGGCGTCAATATTTGCGAGCCTAACCCATAACGAGTGTTGCTTAAAAGGTCAAAAAGAATAAAAGCTGGATCATTGCACCATTCTCTGTCGGCTTTTAGCGTTCCATCAAAGACGCCGCTATAGCTCAATGAGCCATCAGAACGAACAGTTGCATTGTGCGGGATGCGTACCTTGACACCGCGAATTTTGTAACTGCGTTTTGGAATGCTTGGAAACTGTTCGGCGTCAAGCTTGAAACCAACAAGTGCGCTGTTAGGGAAACGTGTTGCCTCTTTAATTTTTTCGGTGTAGTCGTACCAAACCAAGTCATCAGTTTGGCTAATTGTATCGTCTTTATCATAGTATTCCTGACGTGTTCTTATAACACGAATATCAACCGGAAAAGATCCGTCAGGGTCTAGGATTATGACATGCCTGCGTTGATATAGATCTGGCGTAAATCCTTCTATCGTGACTTCATCTTCAAGAGTTTGGTATCCGCCACCGTTATATTGAATCTGTATCTTGTACTTTATTTTTACGCCTTTCACGTCGCCATTTTTTTTGTTGCGTGTTATTGATGGCGAACCAATAGTCAAACGCACCTGGTTGACATCAGTGTCAGTAATTTGCCTTGTAACAGGCGCTCCATCAGCATTGTGAGACCCGCCGCTGTGACCGCTTGGCTCAGGCGCTCTGGGCACCTCCACTCCAACAGCAACTGTTCTTTGGTTTAAATCCCCAACATTGCTTAAAAAACTTTGGTCTTGTCTGCCTGTACGCAATTCAACAATTGCGTCACTCATGTCAAAATTAAGCTGCTCAACAATGTTGGCATCAGTAATTTTTGAATTTTGAGTTACGTTTGCAGCCGCTCCAAGGACAGGTGTGTTATTAAAATAAATATCTTTTAGGGCAGCAACAGTGTAACCATCCGAAGCTTTATTAAGTCCGGCCGCAGACGGAAAACCCTCAATAGTGCCTTCGCTTAATAAATCAATTAAACGAACAACCTGTACCGAATCTAAATTGTCTTTTGCCATTCCTAGAGTTCCTCCACGTTAAGGCCAGCAGAAATTACAACGCTGCCAACAAGAACCTCACCGTAGGCAACTGGGACAGGAACGCCTTCTCTCCCAACGTTTTGGACACCAGAAAAGCTGAAATTGTTGCGTGGATCGTTGTCCCCGTCAGGGCCTGTTGGCACAGGCGTAAGCAATTGCGCTGTTCCAGCAAGAACCAAAGCAAGACCAATGTTCCCAGCTAGTGCAGCAGCAGCGCCTCCCACAATGGCAGTTCCAGAGCTAACTCCAACAACTGCACCTGAAGCGAAACCACTTAAACCAAGCGTTGCTCCGCCAGAGACAAGCGCCAAGCCAATCAACGCGGCACCAAGCAATATGCTGCCTCCACCTCTTTCAAAAAAACCGCCGCCGCCGCCGCCAGCACCAGATACAACCGGAATAATGCTGATGTCATCAGTTTGCCCAACCGGATAACTCAACTGTTCAGGATGATTTGCTAACTGCAAATCGTGCCGTCCTACTGCAACCTTGTAATACCCATCGCGCATTAACCCACGCAGCTCAGGAAAATTACACAGCAGAAACTTCATTGCCTCTGCTGGTGTACGCACTAATGCCTCAAACGTGCTTTGGCCGAGATGCTCTGCCAAGTGCCCGTAAACCTTGACCTTGCGGAGCATCGCCTGTTAACCGCTGTATCGCACAATTCTACCGGTGACTCCCTGCCAATAACCATCCCAATAATCGCGTGACGACAGCCTGTTCTGCAATTGATGCAGCATTTTGCCTTCTCCGATATAGACCGCCACATGATTCAAGCCTGGCGAACCGTCAAGCTTCATGAACAGCAAATCACCTTTTTGTGGTTCTTGCGAGGCAGCCTCAACAAAACCTGTCTCAACAAAACAATCTTCAAACAACGGTGATTGCCTAAAAGCATCGTGGCTGGTTGGCCGCGACCAATCACGCAACTTAATCCCGAGATTTTGTTTATACCAGTCGCGGACAAGAGTCCAGCAATCGGAAACGCCCCACACCCATTCACGACCAACTAGCGGGGCCTCGTAACCAGATGGCTCAATTTGACACCAAGCACCATCTAACAAACTGACAATGTGCCAAGGCAAACCAAACTGTTCGCACGCCATCTTGTCCGCTTCACTCGCAACCGCAGGTGTACTGGGATGACTGTGAACAACAGCAAGGATTGCCCCAGCGTCCTCAGCGTCGGCATAGTCAAGCGGATCAAGTACAAAAAAATTGTCTTCTGTCGAAATGTTTTTGCACGGCCAATAACGCTTACGACCCTTTGTGACAACAACAAGCCCGCAAGCTTCACGCGGTGCTTCTGTTGCCGCATGATCGGCCGCGACCTGTTGCCAAGCCTCAATCAATTGTTTAAGCCCAAAGCAGGGAACGATCCAAACGGCAAACCGCCATGCGCATCACCGTCAGGGAA